AAGAATGTCAACGGGATACATTCTCCCGTTACGATTTTTAATACCACCTTGAAGGAATACACCTTCGATGCAAAGACGTTTTCCTTTGCCTTTACCTTCAGTGATAAATTGTACTTGAGAAATTTCTTCTGTGATAAGTTTCATGATTCTTCTTAACTAATTGTGTATCCTACAGCTGCACCTAAAACAGAAGCGTTCGCTGCAAAAATTGCTTCAGTTGATTTTTTCTCTACAACTTCTACTGCGTTACCAGGTAACGTAAAAGTACCAATTGTTGTAGAACCCCCAACTGAATCAATGACAGTGACCAATCTAGCAGTTCCACTATTATTGACAAGACGTACTGCTGTTGAACTACCAAAGGTAGATGCACCTGCAGCGTCTGTGCCACATGCTGCTTCAGTACCTTTAATTAATGTGATCATTCTTCTGTTTCCTCTGGTTCTATAGTAGTTTCATCTTCCACTTCAACCTCAGATTCTGCTTCAGGTGCTTCTGCACCAAACAAATCAGCACCCACTGTTTGTCGTGCTGCGTCGATATATTCTGCTGATCTAGCGTATAGTCTTTCCTTTATTTTATCAGAAATATCACTAGCACTAGCGTCAGTAGCGATCAAATCCACAAGATCTTCCATAAGATTAATTTATTGCAATATACTTATTTATACATTTATTTAAATTACTCTGATAATTGAATTATTCTACCAGTTGTACGTTCCTCTAAAATTAAAAGTGTATTATTATCAATCTGATCGGTCACAGAAAAATGTTGACAACCAAAACCTACAAAGGAAGTTGAATTTGCAATTGTCATAATCTCTGATGACGTACCTGTTATCTTTACAAGTTGTGAAATATCTACATTATCATGAGAGGTTGTCAATGATAATAGAAAATTTGCATTTTCATTAGTTGAAATTATTGAGGTATTCATTTTAAAGTCCGAAAATTGCTTTGTCTGCATCAAAACTTGCAAGAGCTTGAGCAGCAGTTAATCCATAGTTATAGAATTTGTGCATCCTTAATCCTCCCATATACCATCTGTTATATCCACAATTATGTGCTTGATTCGGAAAGTTATAATGTCCATCTCCCAAAACCGTAGCACCACCGAAAGAAGGATAGCTAATAGAAGCATTAGTATAAGTAGCTGTTGCTACACCATTCAGATAGTTAGTTAGTGTCCCTGATACTCTTGAGAAAATTGCATGCTCCCAACCATGATAACCATTATAAGGTGAAGCAGTACTAAATCTTCCTCCCGTATAAGTATAAGAAGTTGGAGTTGCGGGATAGGGTGCATTTGCTGTATGTGCGGGAGCAGCGTTAACTATACCAGTGTGAAAAGTAGGAAAGGTAGGAGGACCAGGTGTGCTCCAATAAGCATTAGTATTTACATTATCCATCCATAATAAACACTGTTCTCCCCATCTAAGAGTAATTCCATTACTACCACTTCTCTTATAAAAATCCATATTATTAATAGAATAATAATAATTAGCCTGATGAGGAATAAGATAAGGGTTCCACCAAAATTCTAATGCAAAATCTCCTGTTCCTATATTATTTCCAAGATTGCTAGGAGTTGTATAAGTGCCTCTATTTCCAAGACAAGGATTTGTATTACAATAGAGGCAAGTAACCCCCTGAACACTTGACTGACTGTAACCAGTTGTACTACTTAAAGTAGTGTTGTATCCATTACCTGATAAATCATTTATTGTTGTACCACCATTCCAACTACTAGAATTTCCAAAGTCGTAATACATCGTCGGAGTTGGTGCTGCACCACCACTAACAGTCTTCATAGTTAATGAAGCAACACCACCACCAAATCCACTCATTGATTTCATAATTTTCTTATGGAAGATTAGTTACGTTTTCGTTAACGTTTAGTGCAAAGTTTTTAATTTTACCATAAAATTGGTTTTGGAAACCATCACCAGAATTAACTCTGCCTTGACCTATACTACAAAAGTTCCAATTAGTTCCACTATATACTTGTCCTTGACTTGATCCAGGTTGTCCAGTATCAACCCAGTTTACTCGATTAGTCCAACTAGCACCTGCACTAGTTTTTTGCCAAACTTTATAAACCAAACCACCTCGCCATTCAATCTTAACCCAATTCCACGTATCTGCTGGAAGTCCGTAACTAGGATATATTGCATATCCACCATTGGGGTGAGCAATTGACATTTCACCAGTAACATTATTATTATAGAACCCAAGTAACAATCCATTAGTATCATTATATCCATCACTACATACCACCCAATCATTACTACCTGCATTCTGATCAGCATTTGATACGTAACACTCAAAATACATATCCCAATTTGTAATATTAGAACCTAAATTTATAGCTGGCATAGTGCCATCACCACTGTAATGATAATTTTGAGAACCACCATCTCCACTTGATCCATTACCATAGTGAACTTCAGTGGAGAAACTATAATCATACGGTGTAGTAACATTAGTTGTATTAGTTGATGGAAATGCTCTTCCTGCTCCCCATATAATTCTTACTGCACCATCTCCACCATCAGCAGCAGCACCACCAGAATCATCCTCAGCTCCAGATCCACCACCACCATGACTTTTTGTTCTCACAGTATTACCTTGTCCGCTACTAGGTCCCCCAGTTGAACCCTGATATCCACCAACAGCTTCTGTAGCATCACCACCAGTACCTTGTCCGCTAGTACCTTCACCTACAAGATCAGTTCCTCCTCCACCTATTATTACAGGAGTAGTAAGAGTATTTTGAGATTGACTTCCACCACCACCTCCTCCAGAGGGAGCATTTACAGAGCTATTATCAGAACCATCATTTCCTTGACCACCATTACCAGAATATCCACCAGCTCCACCGCCACCGCCACCAGCATGACCATCCTGTCCACGACCTCCACGACCTCCATCGCCACCACCACTGGTAGAACCTCCACCACCATATGTTCCTGAATAATTTGTTCCACCATTGTTCGACACGGTAGCATCATTATATTTTCCTTTACCACCGCCACCTGCTCTAGCAAGAATAGTTCCAGTATGACTACCTGTTCTAATATAAGTATCTCCTCCATTTTGACCATTATCTGTTCCAGATTGTGTTGCACCATTTCCACCAGAACCTACAGTAATGTATAATGTTGATCCTCCACTAACACTAATAGCATTTCTCCAACTTAGGGCACCACCACCTCCACCTCCTCCAGAAACACCATTAGAAGCTGCTGTTGATGAAGCACCACCGCCACCTCCACCAATAAGAACTACTGAAACTTCTGATACTCCTACAGGAACAGTCCATGTATATTGTCCTCCATTAGTAAACTGTGCTTGACCAGGATCAGCCACAACTGCTCCTCCACGAAAAAGTGATGCTGCTCCTCCTCCTAGACCTTGTTGAGATAATGGCATTGTTAAATCTCCGCTGTCTTAGTATCTTTTTGATATTCTGCATCAGTTATCTTTGCAGCAGAAGCATCTGGATCTTCATCTGTAGGAACTTCTCCTAAATCTTGTCCTTGTGGTAATGGTTCCCCTGTGATTGGATCAACTTCTGCTGGATTTGGAAGAATACCTTTCTGTATCTCATCCTCAATTTGCATATCAATCTCTTCAATTTCCTGATCTGTTTGTTGAAGAACTCTTTTACGAACATACTCTGTTGAATAAAACTTACCGATATATGGTTCAATCGTCGCAAGATTAGCTAAACGACTCTGTAGCATCTCTGATTCTTTAAGTTCTGCAAACTGATTATCATATAAGAAGTCATATTGAATATGATCTTCCATTTGACTCCAATCTTCAGGAGTAACAATATTCTTAAGAATTAATTGTGTCTTAAGCATATCGTTGAACATTGCTGCAAAACGCTTTCTTAAACGTCCAACAAATTTTGCAAATCCAAGTTCATCTCTTAATATCTCTGATGAACGACCTAAATTAAATCCACTATCAGCACCAATTCTTGATTCTGGAACACCTAATGCACGATATAATTTTTTCTGGAAATATTCAATATCTTGTAATTCACCTAAATTCTGTCCACCTGGTAAGGTTGTAATCTCGGTTCCTCGACCACCTTCTCTTCTTGGCAACCAGAAATCTTCCATCATAGACATAAATTTACGGTCATCACGAATCTCACCAGTTTGTGCGTTATAAACGAGTTTATTACGATAACGATTCATTACCTCTTTGAGGTATTGTTCTGCCTTAATTTTTGGTAGATTACCAACATCAATATAAAATATTCTTCTTTCTGGTGCTCTTGATAGTCTGTAGATAACTAAACTATCCTCAATCATTCTTAATTGATTGAGTGCCTTGATTGCTTTTTGTAGATATGAAAGAACTCGGTTCTTGTTACGATCTACTAATCCTGAAGTACAATATGTAATTGAATCTTTTGATATCTTGACAGAATTTTTACCTGCCTGTGTAATCATTCCTGTTGGAAAGTTAGGTTTTGTAGTGTAAAGATAATATTCCTCAAACTGTGGATTCGGAACAGCCTGATTTTCTGGTCTTAATCTTGAATTTACATCACCCTGTGTTTTCTTCTCTTGACGAACATACTTTAGTTTCATCGGGTCGATGTATCTTAGATCCTGTATTCCTTCTTGAGGATTCTTTAAGTCAATAACTTTGAGGTAATATAAACGACCATCAATATACCAGTTACGGAAAATTTCGTGAGACTTCTTATCGAAGTCCATTGTTTCTTTTAAATATCTAAATTCTTCTCTAATTTTTTTCTTGATGCCTTCACTGGCATTCAGGTTTGATAACTCTACCTCAACAGGTGAGTCATACAAATCTGTGACGATTGCTTCATTAACAACATCTTCAATAGCCTTATCCACTTCTGGATGTAAAGCCATCTCTCGATATCTTTTTATTAATTCGTGTTCGTTACGATATGCACCTTCAATATCTACATATTGACCATAAAATCCGCTAGAAATATAACTATCAACCCCGTCCTCATTGTTTTTGGGAACAGGGCTGATAATTGAAGCGGATTGCTTCTGTGTATCCTCAATTTTAAAACCAAAGAGTTTTGCCATATTATAATTGGACTATTATATTTTCTATTTAGCTGATGTTCACACCGCCTGAAACTGGACTATCTCCTTTCAAGATTTCAATATACTGAACCTGAAGTT